ATTAAATCTAAACGACTAAATGACAAGAAAACATACAAATTAGTTGTTGCAAATCAAAAAGCTGATGATGAGGGTATCATTAACTTCACAACGCCAGGTATTAAAGTTGGCGAGAAATCTTATACAACACAAGAGTATACAGCTCGCTTAGCGGGTATCTTTGCGGGTCTACCGTTCACACGTTCATCAACGTATTTCATACTTTCAGAAGTTACCGAAATCGATGAACACGAAACGCCAAATGAAGACATTGACGCAGGTGAATTAATCCTCATCAACGATGGCGAAAACATTAAAATCGGTCGTGGTGTCAACTCGTTAACATCGTTAACAGGCGAGAAAAACGGCGCATGGCAGAAAATTAAAATCCTCGAAGTCATGGATATGATTGTGGATGATGTGCGTGATACATTCGACCAACATTACGTTGGTAAATACATCAATATTTACGACAATCAGATTTTATTCATCATTGCAGTTAATGCTTACTTAAAAGGATTAGCAGCACAACAAATTTTAGATCCAAGTTATACAAATACATCGTTCATTGACGCAGATGCACAGCGTTTAGAATGGGAAAGTGTTGGTACAGATACAACGGAATGGACTGACCAACAAGTGCGCGAAATGTCATTCGGCTCTAAAGTCATTCTAGGTGGACAAGTAAAAATTGCTGACGCTATGGAAGATTTAAAATTCGCCATCCTCAGTGCGGGTGCAGCATAAGAATACACTTAGTGTTTAATACGAGTTTTTTCACAATTTAACAGTAATACTTTGTAATCCTCCATAGGGTCTGATATAATTAACTTATAATAACATATATGGAGGTATTTGAATGAATAATGTTTATGAAAAAGGTTCAAAAGTAGGGTATTTAACACTTATCGAAAAGACAGAAGAAAAGGAATATAAATATTTTCCGATATGGATATGTGTCTGTGATTGTGGCGATACTGTAAAAAAATCCGTTCATTACATGAATTCATGCAAAGAAAAGTCTAGTTGCAAAAAATGCGCTAAAGAACGTCAACGAAATTCAGTAACTAAGCATGGATTGTATTCTAAACACAAACGTTTAGCAATCATAGGTAAACAAGCAAAAGAAAGATGCGAAAACCCCGAAGACAGTGGTTTCCATCATTACGGTGGTCGTGGTATAAAATTCGAATTTGATTCATTAGAATCTTTTGTTGAGTGGTCGTTGCAAAATGGTTATCAAGAAGATTATTCAATAGAACGAGCAGACGTAAACGGCAACTATAGCCCTGAAAATTGCAAATGGATACCATTGAAAGAACAAGCAAAAAACAAACGCACCACACCAGAATTTCACGGTCATAAAGGTTTAACAGCGATAGCTGAATATATGGGTATTACAAACAAAGCGCTTCAAGCGTATATCTATAAGAAAAAAATGACATTTGAAGAAGTATATCAATTATCGAAAACCGACCCTACTTTTCATTTAAGTCTGTATGAAAAAACAAGCATTAAAGCTAAGCAACGTAAAGAAGATTGGAAACTTTCTAAAGAAGATGTGGAAGAAATTTTACATCAATTAAAAAACGGTAAAACCAAATCATATTTAGCTAGAAAGGTTTATAAAGTGGATGCTAAAACCTTAGAAAAAGCTATTAAAAGGTATGAAGAAGGTTTATATGATTAAACGTCACTTAATTGTGGCGTTTTTGCATTCAATAAGGAGGGGTTTAAATGAGTAAAAAAGCTAGTCGTGTATTCAACGGTACTCATGGTGCTGTTTGGATTAACGGTCAAAAATTAGCTGACTTAGAACAAATCGAGTTAAAAGTTAATCTTGAATATGAAGATGTTTACTTTTCAGAAGATACAGGAAAACATCGTAAATTTATGGGTTGGACAGGTGAAGGCTCATTAACACTTAAAAAAGTGTTCTCTCGTGGCGCTCTTTTATTAGGTGAAGCGGTGAAAAGCGGTAAAATTCCTGAAATCGAAATTACTACTCGTTTAGGTGATCCAGATGCTTACGGTGTTGAGCGTACAAGTGTATCAGGTGTAACATTCAATGAATTCTTACTTGCAAAAATCGAACAACGCGCATTATTGCAAGAAGAAATGGGCTTTGAATTCTCGGACTTTGATTTATTAGAAACAATCATGACGCAAGAAAACATTGCAACTTAATTACGGAAAGGCGTGGTTTATTCCATGCCTTTTTCTTATATTCAATATAACTGTGGAGGGCAAATACATGTCAGAACGTAAAAAAGTAACATTGGAATCTTTGATTAAACGGAAGATTGAGCTAAAACAGGAACGTAAATATGAGGGTGAGTTATTTGTGCCATCCCTTGACGGCGATATTCAAGTAGAAGTTTTAAAATCCGATGTTGTAGATTTCATGGAATCAATGAAGAATTCAAAGACAGAAGAAGATTACGAAAATATCGCTCAAACTTTAATCTATTCAATCGTAAAGACACCGGATTTAACAGATAAAAAACTACAAAAAGAATTCGGATGCGAAGAGCCGACAGACATTGTTAAATACGTATTTACGGATGCAGAACAAGCGGATATTTTAGAATTTGCAGTTTCAGCGGTTGGTATGTCTCGCGGTATGGTTAAAGAAGTAAAAAACTAATTGAGGGTGATGATGAGTTATATATGTATCATCATTACCTACAAAAAGGCATTACGCCGGAAACAATCGACAATTTAAGTTATCTACAAAAAGAGTTCTTTGCTGCAAGTATGGACATCGAATTATCACAGCAAAACGAACGTGAGCAATTACGTGCGAAATTACTTAAAGACAAAAACGCTTATCCTACAGTTTCATTCTAGGAAAGGAGGGCGAAAAAAATGGCGGGTCGTGTTATATCGGCTGTATTAAAATTTAAAGACCAAAACTTTAGCAGCGGTTTAAGAAATGCTAATAGACAAGCTGGTGAATTTGGTCGTTATATGCAAGACGCACAAAACAAAGCGGAAAACTTTGGACAAAAAGCCGGAGATATATTTAAAGGCGTCGGCGTTGCAGCAGGTGCATTAGCTAGCGGAGCAATAGCCGGTTTAGGTTTAGCGGTTGGACAGTCGATACTTGAAATGGATGATGCATTTGCAAAGTTACAAGCGCAAACGGGCGCAACGGGCGCAGATTTAACTAACTTAGAAGGTGCAGCGAAAGACGCGTTTAGTCGTGGTTACGGTGAAAGTCTTAGCGAGGTATCGGATGCAGTAGCGAGAGTTAAGCAAAACATGCATGAGCTTGACGGTAGTGAAATATCTGACGTTACAGCAAAGGCTATGCTACTTGCAAAAACTACTGACAGCGATATTAACGAGGTTACGCGTGGTGCTCAAAACTTGATGGATGCGTTCGGCGTTAGTGCTGACGTTGCATTTGATTTATTCACAAAAGGCGCTCAATCTGGTCTTAATATGTCCAATGATATGTTTGACCAAATGGGTGAATTCTCAAGCGTAGCAGAGCAAGCCGGATACACAGCAGAAGAGCTATTTGGTGTCATGCAACGCGGTGCTGAAAATGGTGTTTACAACCTAGATCGTGTAAACAACGCAATCCTTGAGTTTGGAATTAAAACAACAGACGGCAACAAGGCAACAAGTGATTCATTCTCTTTATTATCCGATTCCACTCAACAAATGTGGAAGGATATGCAAGCCGGAAAAGTCACAGCTAAAGAATTAAGTTCAACAGTTATCCAAGAACTTAAAGCGATGGATGACCAAAACTTAGCGAATCAAATCGGCATATCCATGTGGGGGACAACTTGGGAAGATAACACACAAGATGTTATGTACTCAATGTTTGAAACTACTAGCGCAATGAAAGATTTCGAAGGCGCAACGGATGCGGCTGCACAATCTGTGGAAGGCTCATTCGGTAATCGTGTGAAATCGGCATTTCGTGATTTAACAGTAAGCATTGCATCGTTAGCGGATAGCGAAGAAGGTAAACAGTTACTTGATTCTATAGCAGATTCCGCCGAAAAATTAGTCCCTAAAATCGAAAGTATAGCGGAGAAAGCTGTTGAACTCGCTAACAAATTTGCGGATAATTGGCCACAAATCAGAGAAACTGTTATTGGCATCACTACAGCTGTTGTAGCATTTAAAGTTGGCATGATGGGTATGAGTATTGTTTCAACTATTACAGGATTCATTAAAGCATTTAGAACGGCTATGGTTGCGGGTACAGCGGCACAATGGGCTATGAATGTCGCTATGAGCGCTAATCCAATTGGCTTAGTTATTGCGGCGATTGCGGGTTTGGTAGCTGGTATAGTTTTATTGTATCGTAATTCCGAAACATTCCGAGGTATTTGGGATGCGGTATGGAGTGCGGTTAAAAAGGCGGCAGAGTCATCTATCAACTTTGTTATCAATAGAATCAATGACATGATTGGTTTGATTAATAAAATACCAGGTGTAAATATACCGATTGTCGCACAAGTCAACTTTAGTGGTGGCGATCAAAAAAATGTATCTGGTGCCGGATTCAGAGAGATTGAAGGTCGTTACGCTGTAGGTAGTAATCGAATTACGCACGACCAAGTAGCTGAAATACACAAAGACGAAATGATTATTCCTGCTAGACAAGCTCAAAAGGTGCGCCAAGCAGGTGGTAACATCGACAATATTGATAAACTAATTAACAAGCCTGCACAAGCCACACAAGGCACTTCAGCAAGTCCTCAAAGTAACAATGGTGCGAGTGCAATAAACATACAATTTGGTGATATCTATGCAAATCAATTATCGTATGACGATGTTGTTCACCGATTATCAAAAGATATTAAACTCGCATTATCCAACATGTAAAGGAGTGATAGCATGGAAATTATTTTATCAAATGAAAAACGAACCGAAATACTTCAATTGCCTATCATTCCTGAAGCGTTGGAAGTTTCGTTCCCACACAACAATGAAGTGTTCTCAACTGTGGATGGCGGTGACATTAATTTAATTGGTCGTCCAGGTCTTAAATCCATTTCATTAAATAGCTGGTTTCCGAGCAAAGAATATTCATTCGCTAAATCACCTGTTCTTATGTCAGAAGGAAAAGA